GGAGGACGTTGGTGATTACATCCGTGTCCCCAAGTGGGGTGGTGATCGTTGGGAAGTCAAAGTCCCCGGCGAGAGCGACCGCGAAGACCCAGCACTGTTTATGGTTCTGAACGACCATGAAATCATTGCCAAGGTTACTGGCGACCCGCTTGCAATGCGAGCTTTCATTTAAGAGGTGAAATATGGCAACAGAAGATCAAATTGATGAAAAGATCATGGTCAAGGAAGAGCAAGATGGCTCTGTAACCGTTGACCTTCCCGACAGCATCCCAAGTCCCGATCAGGACGATGATGGCGGCGAGCCTGCTTCCGCCGGCGAATCCGCTATTGATGACGACGATCAAGACCGCGAAGGTGACACCGAGGCCATCCGTGCCGCTCGGCGCAACCGTCGACGCGCCAAGAAGGAGTACATCAAGAAGACCAACGAGGAAAAAGACCAGCGACTGGTAATGCTTCAGCGGCAGAACCAAGACTTGATGGAGCGCCTCTCCAACGTGGAGCGCAAGACCCATTCCGCTGATCTGGCCCGTTTGGACAAAGCTATTGAGGACAAGGAACTGCGGTTGCAATACGCCCGCATGAAGATGTCCGAAGCCACCTCTGCTGGTGATGGCGAGGCTTTCGCCAAAGCACAGGAGATGTGGTACGAGACCCGGCGAGAAGTCGAGTCGATGAAATCTCTGAAGGACAACGCTGTTCGCTCGGCAAACGTCCAAAGCCCTGCCAACAGCAAAGAATTGCAGCGCCAAGCCTCCAATTGGATGGATCGCAATGATTGGTTCAGTCCAGAGGGCGGAGATGAAGATTCGGAGATCGCCAAGATCATCGATCAGAAGCTAGTTAAAGAAGGTTGGAACCCTGCTTCTGAAGAATATTGGCAAGAGTTAGATAAACGCTTGCAAAAACGCCTCCCACACCGTTACACTGACGACAATGACGAGAGAAATAGTCGTACATCTCGTAGACCAAGGAGCATTGTGACCAGTTCTGGACGCGAAGGAACAAACTCTAGTGGCACACGAAACACCTTCGTGCTGGCCCCGGAGCAAGTTCGTGCCATCAAAGATGCAGGCCTGTGGGATAACCCACAAAGCCGTAATCGAATGATCAAACGCTATGCAGAGCAAGCCCGCTCACAAAATTCTGGCTACAGGAGCTAAAAATGACTGAATCTCGCCTTAAAAAATCTCTTTCTGCTGGTGGTCGTGAAGACAGGTCTTCGCAAGACCTAAGCCGACGACCCGCAGAAGAACAGTTCATGTCAACGCAGGAACGCCTCACGGCGTGGAGCGATGAGTGGACGCAATCGGCCCTGCCGAAACTGTCAGGCAATGCTATCCCCGGATGGCACTTGTGCTGGCTCTCCACCACCAATAGTTACGACAGCATTGAAAAGCGAATGCGTCTTGGGTACGTTCCTGTGAAAGCAGACGAGTTACCCGGGTTCGACAGTTTCCGTGTCAAGTCTGGCGAACATACTGGTTTTGTCTCTTGTAATGAGATGCTTTTATTTAAGCTGCCAATGGAAATTTATCAAGCAGTCATGACCAAGTTTCACCATTCTGCTCCTCAAGAAGAAGCGCAGAAAATCGAGGTGCAACTTGAGAATCTGCAAGGTCAAGCCCGTGACAGCGCGAATCGACGCCTCGTTCAAGTGGAAGGTGAAGGTTTTGGTCGGATCGACAAACAGCAACCAAACATTGCCCCCGTTTTTGAGGGCTAACTAAGGAGTAATCATGAGTGCTATCTCTGCTCCGTTCGGTCTGCGTCCTGCGTTCCATCCCTCCGGCTTGGATCGCGCAGTTTCGCTGGCTGACGGCATCGCTTCGACTTACGGGTCGAACATTCTCAAGGGTCAACCTGTCAAATTGGACACTGGCGGTACTATCGTCGTGGCCGCTGCTGGCGACTCTTTTCAAGGCGCGTTTTCTGGTGTTGAGTGGACTGATACCACTGGTCGCCGTCGCGTGTCCAACTACTGGCCTGCCAGCACTGCCTATCAAACAGGTTCGTGCATTGCCTACTACTACGCTGATCCTCTGATCGTGTATGAAGTTCAGGCGGCTGGCTCTTTGGCTCAAACTTCTGTTGGCGATCAGGCTGACCTGAGCAACACCACCGCTGGCTCTGCCACGACTGGTTTGTCTCAAGCCACTCTGTCCACCAGTCTGGTTGGTGCTGGCAACACCGCCCAAATGAAGATTGTGGGCTTGGCTCCGTACCCCGACAATGCTTGGGGCGATGCGTTCACGATTGTTCGCGTAACTATCAACAAGTCGCAAAATCAAGCGACTGTTGTTGCAGTTTAAAGGAGGGAGTGAACCATGGCCGCTCCAATGCGCAGTACCGACTTTCGCTCGATAGTCGAACCCATTATGAACGAGTGCTTTGATGGTGTATACGATCAACGCGCCGACGAATGGAGCCGTGTCTTCCGTCAACAAGAAGGCATTCCACGCAACTACCACGAAGAACCCGTTCTGTACGGTTTCGGCGCTGCTCCACTGCTGGCTGATGGCACTCCGGTGACCTATCAGCAGGGCGGTGTTCTGTTCCTGAAGCGTTACGTCTACAACGTGTATGGCTTGGCGTTCGCGCTGACCAAAGTGTTGGTTGAAGACGGCGATCACATCCGTATTGGTCAGGTGTATGCAAAGCACTTGGCTCAATCGTTGATCGAGACCAAAGAAACCCTGTGTGCCAACGTGCTGAACAACGCCTTCACCGGCGGTGCGACTGCTGGTGGTGACGGTGTTGCTTTGAACGCCTCAAACCACCCCATCGTCAACGGCTCGTTCAGCAACTTGCTGACCACTGCCGCGAACCTGTCGCAGACCTCCTTGGAGCAAATGCTGATCCAGATTCGCCAAGCTGTGGACAACAACGGCAAGAAGATTCGTTTGGTTCCTAAGCAACTGGTTGTTGCTCCGGGCAACGTCTTCCAAGCTGAAGTTCTGCTGAAGTCCGTCCTGCGCTCTGGCAATGCCAACAACGACATCAACCCTGTGAAGTCGATTGGCCTGTTGGACGAAGGCGCTGCCGTGATCTCTCGTCTGACATCTCCTACCGCATTCTGGGTACAGACTGACGCACCTGAAGGCATGAAGCTGATGATGCGCCGTGGTCTGGAGAAGACGATGGAAGGCGACTTTGAAACTGACTCGATGCGCTACAAGGCCACCGAGCGTTACGATGTCGGCTTCACCGATCCTCGTGCGATGTACGGTACTCCCGGCGTCTAAACCCAAGCGGGGGCTTCGGCCCCTGCACTAATAAGGAGAAAGACAATGGCAAATTTACTAGTAACTCGCTTCCCAAATGGTGTTACCAATGTGGGTGAGGATTCGCCGTTTGCTGATCTGGCAATGCCTGCTCCAACGCTGTTTCACAATTACATGGAAGACTTCGACTACTACACAGCCGGAGATTGGACAGTAACTGAAACTGATGCTGGCGCTACTCAGGCTTTGACTGATGGCGACGGCGGCCTGCTTTTGATTACCAACACTGCCGCAGACAATGATCTTGTCGCTTTGCAGAAAAAAGGCGAGTCATTCCGCTTTGCTTCTGGCAAGAAACTGTTCTTTGAAGCACGCTTCAAGGTCAGTGACGCGACTCAGTCTGATGTGGTGATGGGTCTTCAAATTACAGACACTTCCCCCCTTGATGCAACGGATGGTGTTTTCTTCATTAAAGCCGATGGCTCTACTTCGGTAAGCCTGTTGGTTGAGAAGAACAACACAGCAACTACGACCTCTAGCGTGGCTACAATGGCTGATGATACTTTCATCCGTCTTGGTTTTTACTACGATGGCGCGTCTGCGATTCAGTATTTTGCAAATGGCGTTTTGGGCGGCACTTCGGTGACCACCAATTTGCCTGATGATGAAGATATGACTGTTTCGTTTGCGATCCAGAATGGTGAAGCCGTCGCCAAGACAATGACTGTTGATTACATCTTCGTTGCGAAGGAGCGTTAATCATGGGTCAATTCAAACCAATGGTAAAGATGATGACCACCGAGCCATCGGTGGAACTCAAGCTGAAGACGGGCGGCAAGGTCGAGAAGAAAATGCAGATGGGTGGCTTGCCAAGCGCAGCCCCCGAAGCAATGCCTTCTGCCATGCCTGCTCGTGGCGGCATGATGGCCGCTAAGGCTCCCATGCGCCCGTCAATGGCTGCTCGCCGCAGGGCAATGGCTGGTAAGGCTATGCCTGCTGCTATGCCTGCTGCTATGCCCGCTGCTATGCCCGCTGGTGTGCCCGCGCCCGCCTCTCCAATGCCAACCATGAAAAAGGGCGGCAAAGCTGAGGTGGAATCCAAAGCTACTCACAAGGCTGAGATGTCGAAGATGAAGGGTCTTGAAAAAGAACTGAAGTCTCACGAGTCCAAGCCTGCCAGCAAGGGCCATAAAGGCCTGAAGACTGGTGGCGTTGTGAACGGCCAAGGCGGTTTCAAAACCGGCGGCGTTGTCAAGGGCCAAGGCGGCTATGCAACTGGCGGCGTGGCAAACGCAAATGGCGGCGGCTACAAGAAAGGTGGCTCCGCAAAAAAAGCCTACGCTACGGGGGGGCTTGTTGATACAGGCAAGCCCGTAGCAATGCCTCAAGGCCGTAAAAAGCCTTCTGCTCCGGTAAGCATCAACCAACTGTCTGGCACTTTCAAAAAAGGTGGTCAGGTCAAGAAGGCTGATGGGGGCGAGGTTCTTGTTGATGCATCGAAAGGCGCATACGACAAGAGCATCGGCCCGTCTGAGGGGGAAATGGACATGGCGAAAGCCATTCGTTCTGTTCCTCGGAAGCTGTTCCGTGGGGCGAAGAGTTTGCTTGGCATCAAGGATGAGCCTCAAAAGGGTTCTGTCACTGAGACTCAAAAGTCTGTAACGGTGACTCCTGCCAAGAAACGTGGCGGATCAGTAAGCTGCTGAAACAAGGTGGGGGCTTCGGCCCCCGCTTTTAATTGGAGAAAAATATGGCTGATGCAGTAGCAAGTCAAACGCTCTTTGATGGTGAGCGGATGGCAATCATGAAATTCACCAACCTTTCTGACGGTACTGGTGAAGCCAAGGTGTTGAAAGTGGACGTTTCAGCCTTGAACCCCAGTGCCGCTGGTGGTGCATGTGACGGTGTCACGATCACTAAAATTCATGCCGCAACGCATGGCTTGGAAGTGCAAATTTATTGGGATGCAACCACAGATGTATTTTGCTGGTGTGTGCCACAAAATTCTCAATACACGATGGATTTTGAAAAGATTGGCGGCTTGACTAACAACGCAGGCACTGGCAAAACTGGTGATGTATTGTTCAGCACTGCTGATGCTACTGCTGGTGACTTCTACACCATTGTGCTTGAGATGGCTAAGTCATACGCCTAAACATGCCAAGCAAATCACCAGCCCAACATCGTTTGATGCAAGCTGCCGCCCACACAAAAGGCGGCTTTGGTGGCGTTCCTCAGAAAGTTGGCAAAGAGTTTGTCAAGGCTGATGAAGGCAAGAAACTCAAAGGCGGCGGCCTTTACGAAAACATTCACGCAAAACGTGAAAGAATTTCTGAGGGTTCTGGCGAGAAGATGCGCAAGCCCGGATCGGCTGGCGCTCCAACGGCAAAGGCTTTTAAAGAGTCCGCCAAAACCGCCAAGAAAACAGTCAAATACAGGTTCTGACCATGCCAAAAACCAACGCATCAGTCGCCAAGTCTTTGAAGAAGGCCGGTTTCTATGAGTCGTCCAAAAGCAAGCCTGAGCGGGTCAAAATCATCAATGAGGTGACGACCAAACCTCAGCGGTTGAACATGGTTGAGAAAATGTTCTCGGACAAGAAGCTCAAGAGCGGCGGCGGCGTGTCTCTGGCTGTTGGCCGAGGCGAGAAGATGCCCGTAGAGCGGGGCGCTGGTTTGACGGCCAAGGGTCGAGAGAAGTACAACCGGGAAACCGGATCAAATTTGAAGGCTCCACAACCGCAGGGAGGCTCGCGTAGAGACTCGTTTTGCGCGAGAATGGAGCCTATTGCAGAGAAGAGCGATAAAGGTAGTCGATCTCGCGCTTCAATGAAACGATGGAACTGCCCGGGCTGGTGAGGTACATATGGCATATAGCGGAACAGTCGGAACTACGGTTGTCAATGTCCAGACGTTCATTGACCATGCCGCTCGCCGGTCGGGAAAGCTGGCCGAAGAACTGACTTCTGAACAAGTTGCCAGTGCCCGCACACTTCTTGTGTTTTTGCTCAGTAATCTGATCAATCAGGGCATCCAATATTGGGCCATCGAGAAGAAGGTTTTTGGCCTGAACGTCGATCAGTATGAATATCAACTGCCCTTGGGTGGCGTTGATGTGCTGAACGCGCTATATCGGCAGATGCAAAGGCCAACGGGGACGTATTCTGCGTCTTCTGGCGTGGCCGCGAACGCTTTTGACAACGACACCTCCACCAAAGACGTTCAATCTTCGCCCAACGGCAATATTTCCGTCAATTTTGGGTCGAACAACCAAATTTATGCTGGCTCAATCGGCATTTTGCCGGGGACATCGGGCAGTTTCCACATTTTGCTGGAGACATCTGCTGACGGCGTGACTTGGACAGTCCTTGAGGACACTGGAGTGACCGTTTGGGTGGACAACCAGTGGCTCTGGTACGACATTGACCCCGGCGCAAGCCAGCAATACTACAGAATGCGCGAGACGGGCGGCGGTACGCTGTCGGTGCGTGAGTTCTACGTTGGCAACATGAGCCGCGAGATCACGATGTCGCGCCTGAACCGTGACGACTACACGAACCTGCCCAACAAAAACTTCTCTGCCAACCAGCCGTTCCAGTTTTGGTTCAACCGCACGATCCCGCAGGTT